GGCCTCGAGGCCCGCCTCGGCGCACATCTCGCGCAGCTTCTTGTTGCTCTTGCGGTGAAGGTCGTTCTCGGCCAGCGCCTCGTACTGCTTGTCGGTGAGAAGCTCGGCGGAGCCGGCTTCGACCATGGCCTCGTCGACGATCTCCTCTGGCACCTTCTCGCCGACCTCGTAGACCTGCTCGCCGGCGTCGATCTTATGCTTCGCGATGTACGGCATATCCTCACGTCCCTTGAGGCCGGGAGCAGGGCCGGTCACAGGCCCGACTCCCGGCAGTCACGTCATACGGTCAGCTGATGACCGTGGTGAACAGGTAGCCGGCGGCGGCGCACACCACGAGCTCGTCGGTGTAGTCGTCGACGTAGCGCGCCCAGCTGCGGCGATCGCGGTCCTCCCAGGGCTGGCTCACCTGGAAGCGACCCACGCCGTCGACGTTCCAGACGACGGTGCGCATCGGGACGATGATCCGGCCGCGGTTCTCGTCAACCGACTTGGGGTAGTAGGCCCAGAGGGCGCTCTTGCCCCAGAGGTCGACGAAGGTCGTGCCGTTGTAGTAGGTGCCGGGGCCGACGATCACGCGATCGATGCCGAGCACTGCGGCGACCTGCTCCTGCGTCGGCACGCCGAAGGGGCCGGTGCTGCCGAAGATCGCGTTCTTGATCGCGGTCAGCTGCCGCAGGTACTCCCACACGGTGTCGCTGATGATGAGGGTGTTGACCTTGTGACCGGTCGCGGGACGCACGGCCGCATTGGCGGTCACGCGGTTGCCCCACGGATCGGAAGCCGTCGAGTCCCAGCGAGCGGTGCTCGTCAGTGCGCTCGTCTGCGTGAAGACGCTCGCGGAAAAGAGCTTGCTGGCGATGCGGTACTCGGCGTTGATCATGACCTCGTCGACCACGGCAGCAATGGCGTCCTGCTCCGGGTCGACCATCGGGTCGGCGTTCTTCAGCGACTCGACGTCGGTCAGGGCCTTGGCGCCGTAGCCCTTGCACCCGTAGGTGCTGGTCGAGTAGCTCCAGTCCACGACCTTGTACTCGTCGCGGGGCGCCCGCTGGATGTCGTGCAGGCGGTTGTTCTTGCCCGCGACCCAGTACAGGCCGGTCTGCTTGTTGACGTTGAGCACCGGCGCGACGATCGGGCCGATGAACTCCTGCTGGGCCGCGTAGTCGAGGGCGAACCCCGACTCCGCGACGTCGATGTGAAGATCTTCTGGACGCGGCATCTCAGTTCACCCCTCTCAGGCGGGGTTGGTGATGGGGATGGGCAGGACGTCGACGATGATGGTGCCGGTGCCGGAGGCCTTGGCCTCCATGGCGCGGCCCAGGACGTTGGACTTGAGCGCGGCGGTGGCGGGGATCTTGATGCCGTGGCCGCTGGCGTCCGACACGATGTAGTCGCCGATGAGGATCGCCGTGGTGGCGTCGACGTAGACCTCGCACTCGCCGCGCGTCACGACGGACGCCTGGCCGGCATCGGCGGGCTTGTTCTTGAGGACGCCGAGGCACGGATCGTTGGCGCCTGCTACTGCGGCGGTGCTTGCCGCCGAGAGCTTGACGATGTGGTACTGGATCGCCGTCATGGACCCGGACGCGATGTACGTCTTACCGGTCTGGCGGCCGGTGGGCAGAATGGTTGTCACTGGTCAGCCCTCCTTTCCGTCCAGGAAGTTCTGGTAGCGCTCCTGGATCTCGTTGGGGTTCTCGGAGAGCACGAGGCCCATGGCCTTCGGGTAGCCGATGCCGTCCTTGGCCATGCGCGCCCGGCTGAGCTCGGAGAGCTCGACGTCGGCCCGCTTCGTGGGCTTGCCTTCGCCTTCGCTGCCGGTGCCGTGCTCGGTCGTGTCGATGACCTTGACGGTGTGGCTGGCGAGGGCCAGCTCGGCTTCGACCATGTTGCGATCGGCCAGGCCGAGGAAGTAGTCCCGCTGGCCGGGCGAAACGGTGTTCTCCGTCTTGATCTTCTCGTCGAGCTTGATCGTGAAGGCGGCGATGGCGCCCGTCTTCTCGGTCTCGGCGAGCTTGATCTCAGCCGCGTCGGCCCGCTTCGTCTCAGCCGCGTCGTGCTCAGCGAGCTTCACGACCTCGGCCAGCACGAGCGCCTCAGGGGCGTCTTCGGCCAGGTTGAGCTTGGTTGCTACGGTCTTCATGGGGTCACTTCCTTTCGTTGCGGCGTCGCCATCGGCGAGCACCACGTCTTGGCCTTCGTCAGCCTTCGCGAGTTGCGAAGCAGCGTCGGAACTGCCGTCTATGGGCTCGGCGTGGTCGCCGGGGTCTTCGGTGAGTGCGTGTGCGGAAGCCTTGCGTATGGCCTCGCGGAGATAGGTGCGGATGACAGGGATGCCGAGCTTGCCGCCGAGCGCCTCGTTGGCCGCGGTAAGCGCGTCCTCCAGCTTGGCGACTGCGGCGGCGACGGGGTCTGTTTCGGCAAGTCCGGTGGGGCCTTCCGATGCCTTCATGTTTTCGGGCACGTCGTCTTCGGTCTTGCCGGGGTTCTCCTTCAACCACTTGGCGCGCATCTTGGCCTTGATGAACTCGGGGATGGCGGCGAGGGTGACCTCAGACAGCGACAGCGTCACGGCGACGCGCTGCTTCTCGGCGGCGTTCTTGACGCCAGGCATGAGACGCAGGACGGGCGTGTTCGTCAGGGTCAGCGAGCGCAGGACGTTGTCGACCTTCTCACCGGTGTCGTTCAGGGTGACGGGGCCGATCTCGACGCTGCCGTACTTATACTGGTCGTCGCTGAGCATGGTGGCGCCGATGCCGGTCCACTTGACGTCAGCCCAGAGCGCGAGGCCGGTGACGTCGTCCTCTTCGTAGCTGGCGAGGTAGACGCGCTTCACCCAGCCGGCCGCCGGCACCGAAGTGTCGTGCTTGCCGGAGGAGTCGACCACGGGCTCGGTGCCCAGGACGCCCGCCTCGAAGTTGGCGATCATCTCGTTGGCGAGGTCTTCGGTCAGCGCCAAGTCCGGATAGAGCGTGCTGTGCCACTCGCCGATCGGGAACACCATCATGGGCGTCGTGGCGCCGGCCTTGATCGTCTCGGCGAGGCGCAGGCGGTAGAGTTCGGCGATGCCGTTCATGCGGACGCTCCTTGGTCCTGGGCGATTTCGGCGACGACCAGGCAGCGGCACTTTTCGCCGCCTTCGCAGTTCGGGTTTGGTGCCCACGACTCGGCCAAGGTGGCGTCCGTGGTGGTCTCGCCGTCCATGGGCTCGCAGCCGGCGCAGGTAGCACCGTCGAGCAGGGCGCTGTAGACGTAGTCCGCTATCTCCTGCGCCTGCGCTGCCATCTCCGCAGAGCGCCCCATGCTCATGAAGTCCGACGCGGCGGCTGCGAAGCGCAGGGCGGCGCCGTCCCCTTCGCGCGCCATCATGGCGTCCATCACGTCGGGCGTGAGCGGCGTCCCGGCGGCGATGCGCCCGGCCTGCACCACGGCGGCGGCCTGGATGGACGCGGCGATCGCACGCGCCATGGCCTCGGCCTGCTGCTTCAGCGCGGCGAGGCCTTCGAGCGACGGACCCTCGGCGAGCGTTATCTCAGCGGCGCGGACGGACTCGGCCGTCCACGGCTTGCCGGCCTTCTGCCGCTTCATCTCGGCGGAGACCTGGGAGCGTCCGGCCTTGTAGAAGTCGCTGAGCACCTTGGCGATCTGGGCGCTGAGCTTGTCGACCATCGGAGGATTCTTCTCGGCGGCGAACGCAGCGAGCGTGCCCTTGGCCTGCGCCGCGCGGGCGCGCTTCCCGAGCTCGGCGGTCAGCTTCTCGCGGGTCGCCTGCGTCGCGTCCTTGACGGCAGTCTTCGCGGTGTCGAACTGCGCCGTGATCTCGGCGAGGTTCAGGTAGACCTCGACGCCGCGGGGCTGGCGGCGCTCAGACAGCTGGAGGCCAGCATGAGAGTGTGGTGCCTCACTGGCCTGAGCGCCGCCCGCGGGCGGCTGCCCGTCGCCAGCCGGTGGCTGAGGCGGGACAGGTTTCGGGGGGATCGGCGGGACCTTCTGCGCGTCGACCACGACCTGCGCGTCTGTGCCCTCGGGCATGCCAGTCTCGGAGCGCGCCCATTCCTGCACTTCGGGAGACAGCGTGCCGAACGCCTGGGAGAACCACAGCATGGCCTGCGCGAACGACTTGAGGTCGACGGCCTGCACGGCGCCGAAGCGCAGCTTGGGCAGGTTGTCGTCGCGGGGGAAGTTGTTGGCGATGAGCTGGTGCACGAGTCCGCCGCGAGCGTTGAGCACATCCTCGCGTGCCTTGGCCGCAGCCTGGATGCCGTTGTTGAACAGGTCCGAGAGGGTCGTGCCGAGGGCGCGGCTGCCGGAGTTGCTGGTGCCGAGGTCAAACACCTGCGCCTGACAGACGCTCGTGATCTCGGAGTTGCGCTCCTTTATGGCCTCAAGCACGTCATTGACGTTGACGTTGCCGGAGAGCAGGGAGACGCGGGTGTCGGCGGTGTGGCGGAAGAAGGCGTCAGGCGTGAGGCCGAAGCGCCGGCCCATGTTGTCGAGCCGGGTCGCGGTCTCGTCGTCGGGCTCGTCGTCAGTCTCGATATCGGGCACGCCGCCGCCCTTGCGGACGAGGATGGCGAGCTCGATCTCGAGCTCCTCTTTGATGCTCCAAGGCTTGTACATGGGCCGCATGATGGAGCGGCCGGTGAAGGCGTCGCCTTCCTTCTGGTGAGCAAACCAGACGATCTTCTCGCCGGGTATCGTGCGCTCGCCGCCGTCAAGCGGGCGCTGCACAACGTGATCGATGGCGCCGCCGCGGACGTGGATGTCCTCGACCCAGATGGACGAGGAGGGGCGCAGCGCCAGGCGGCATTTAGCCTCGCCGTCCTCGATGCGCCAGACGATCTCGAAGCACGCGAAGCCGTAGTCGAAATCGAGCAGAGAGTCCTGCAGGAAGCTGCGCCAGGGGAACTCATTGAGTAGCAGGCGGTCGGCCAGCTCGGCCTTGGCAGCGGCGTCCTGATTCTCGATCACCCCTTGCGCGTTCTTGGCTCCGCCAGGGGCCGGCTCCATGGTCGCCTGCGCCTGCAACATCGGCAGGTTCTGCGCCTGGCGCAGGCCCCAGATGTGCGGGTCGCTCCAGCGCATGCGCTGATACATCTTGCCGCCCTGACGACCGCGCAGCTCGTACTTGTACTCAGGGTCGATGAGGCTGGCCGTGCCGTCTTTCGACGTCGCATAGGAGACGGAGTTGGATCCACGCTCGGAGGTGTCGGGGCCCTTGCCGCCCTCAGCTAGAGACAGCAAAGCCGGACGTTCAGGGGCGAACGCCCAGCGAGCCGCAGCAGTGATGCGGTCGGTGATGGCCACGGCATAAGCCTGCGGCCGGTCGCGTGGTGAAATTGGCTGTAGTTTGCGAGGCTAGAAGCCGCTCGGACGGCTGCCGCTCATGTTCGTTGAGATGCCGCCGCCAGAGGAAGTGCCGCGGCGCCGGCGGTAGCGGTTCACGTGCCAGTAGCGCAGGGCGTCGAGGGGGTGCGAGTAGATCTTGTGGTCGGTGTCGTAGATGTTGTCGTCGTTGCGATGCGGCTGGACGTTCGCGAGCGCCGCGATCACGCCGGCGCAGCGCGGGTGAACGATGAGGCGCTGCTCTGGGTCTGGATGCCCAAGGGACTCCATCATCAGCGTCACGCCGTCGTTCACCTTGCTGGGCTTGCCCTCACAGCGCATGCCGAGGTCGCGGAAGACGTCGAACTCGCTGCGCTTGGTCTGCGTGTTGCGCGACCTGCCGGCGGGGTCGGAGAAGGGGCCACGCACTCTGACCCCGAGGTTGTGCTGCGCCAGCCTAGCAAGGATGCCCTCCCCGAAGTCGGTGGTGCGGATCTCGGTGGGCAGGTACTCGTCGAAGACGAAGGGCTGGCCCTCGGGCGAGATCTGGATGAATAGCGCCGCCGGATGCGTGAGCCCCCAGTCAACGCAGGTCTCTGTTGCCCAGCCCGGCACGACGTCGAACTCGCGCACATTCTGGGCGCGCTTGAAGCACTTGAAGAAGGCGCCCTCACGAGGCCGGAAGACGTCCACGAGGTCGCGCGCCAGCTCACGATTGGCAAGGTCGGGATCGGGGGCCTCGTCGATGTTCTGGCGGAACCACTCGTCGTCGCGCCGCGGATCCGCGGTGGCGGGGATGAAGTGGATGCGCCACTTGCTCTTGCCACGCTGGGCGACCTCGCAGAGCTTGGCGAAGGCGTCTGAGTCGCCGTCGCCCGTGCTTGGCACATGCACCCTGTGGGCGCCGTGCTCGAGCGCCGCGAGCTGCCGCTCGGGCCACGGCCAGAAGGCATATTCGTCGCAGAGCGCCCAGTAGACAGCGTCGCCGCGGGCGATGTGGCGGGTCGCGGTCTTGGCCTGGAAGTGGCTGCCGTTGTCGAAGGTCAGGCTGGTGAGCGTCTTGCCGACGATCTGCGGGCGCAGGGCGGCGTCGAGGTGGCTCTCGGGCAGCACCTGCATGTGCGGCGGGTCGGAGTTGGGGTCGTAGCCGGCGAGGATGAGCAGGCGCGTGATGGCGCCGCGGGCGTCCTTCTCCGACTGGCGAGCGATGTTGAAGAGGCGATGCCCCCAGAAGGTCCCGGCGTGCAGCATGGCCATGAGCTCAAGCCAGGTCACGCCGACCTGGCGGCCCTTCGGCAGCGCCAAGAAGTCTTCGCGCAGGATGGCTTCAAGCGCCTCGCGCTGCGCGTCCCAGAGCTTGAAGTCGACGAGGCCTGAATCGGTCTCGCCTTCCTTCTCGACGATCAGGCAGCCAGCGGCGAACTCGTCGACGGGAGGAGCGCTGCCCTTGCGCCAGTTGCCGCTCAGGCCGACAGGGTTCTCCGTGCGGGATGCCAGCTCACGTGCGAGCTGCTCGGGAGGCATGCGCGCGACGAGGCGCTCAGTCCGCTGCAGCAGCTCCGGCGGTGGCGTCTTCAGCTTCACGCATCATCTCCTC